TTACGACCCAGTTGTTGCTTGTCGTTTGCATGCAATTCGCCAAACCGACGAATTAATTCATTACGAACTCCTTGTGGGTCGTCTCCTTGACGATTCGGTTGTACGTTACCGTAATCTTGACCCAAAATTTGTGTTTGAAATGCATTAGGGTCCTTTGACATCATTGAGTTCAGATACGACTCAAGCGTCTTTGCTTCTTTCGGTCCTTTCCTTTTACTACCCATGTATGGGTTTTGACCAGTATCGTCAACGACTCTCGTCTCACCACCGAATCCGACGATGCCTCCTTCGCCTGCTTCGGTCGCTATGTCTTTCTCACGACGGCCTGTTCGACTACGGAATTTCTTACCACGTGTATCTTCGATGTCAAAGGTAGCACGCTTAGCACCAATACCCCGTCCGAGTGAAGCACCACGGTCTTTGTCATCGCTCACACGCTTACCTTCACGTGAAGGCGGAGGGGCTTTGCCTTCTGATGTGTCAGTCAGTTGGTAAGCCTCAGCAAGAGCCTGTGCACGTGCAGGGGTGTTACCCTGTGCGATGGCTCGGTCGTAAATCTCTTGGCGCTTTTGTTTCATCGCCTCAGATTCTTCTGAGCCTACTACTGTCTTACCAGCAAGGTCTTCCTCTTTGACTCCCCTTAACTTGGCACCTGTTCTGCCAGTTGTCGGTGCTTCGACGGGAACGTCACGGAGTTCCTCAGCAGTTCGCTTTTCGCCTTCGGGCTTCTCAGTACGACGCTTGACTGCGTCTTTGATTTCGCCGCCCTTTCCGCCGCTTAGTGCAGCGTCCAGTTTGTCCATGAGGTTTTTACGTGAATCGTCATCACCGGGCGCTTTTCGTACTGCTATTCGCATGTTCATTCCTCCTTTGTTCCCAAATTGAAGTCCATCTTTGTTCCGCACGTTCGACAGTTGTCAACCCAACAGAAGTAAAGCATACCACACGATTTGCACCGTGTGCCTGAGCCGATGTTCAGAACGTCGCCTGTCTTTCGGTTGCGTATGCGTTGTTTACTGACTACGCCCTCAAGAGGTTTCTCTTGATTGAAGACGCTACCTGCCCCGTAGGACTCGGCCAGTCGTACGCCACGCTTCTCAAGTCGCTCGATTTCGTCGAGTCCGAGTGTTGCTGCATCCATCGTATCACCCTCAGTTCGTGGTGACAATCAGAAAAATGTTTCCCAAGATGGTGATGGGTTCAGCACCTACAATGGTGTTTGAACCTGCTGCCGCTGCCACGTCGGTCGTCAGGGTAGTCGACATTGTCGACGTGTCCTGAAAGTCTCGTGGTGCGTATGGTCCTACGACTTTGGTCGTCTTTGCCATGAGGGTTCACCTCAAGAGCGACGACCAATTGCGAGGAAACTTCCCGGTTGCACGTTGTCTTGGTCAGACGCTTGCCTAACTGTTATTGTAGTCCTTGCTGTGTCCAAAGAGCCTACATCGAGCAAATTGGTGATGTGTTCAGCAGCACCGTCGGTGGCATCGGCTGAGTCCACTTCTTGTATTACTGATGCATTAGGGTTAACCACAAATGCGTCGATTCTTGAGAAAAAACTTGTTAAGTCTATAGTCTCGGTTGCGGCTCCACCTGTGTATGTGCCTGTTACTACCATTCGGTCTCCAAAGTATGTTGGTCGTGGGTCAATTGTTACTGTCATTATTGTTCATCTCCTGTTGTTTCTGTTTCTTCTGCCACTGGTTTTTCGACCGCTGGTTCTTCGACGACTGGCTCAGGTGCTGGAGGGTTGAGGATTAGGTCAACCATGCCCAGTAGTTTGGACTTGGTCGCATATCCACCAACTGTTTCTCCACGCTCCTCAAGCCATGCGCTGATGTCCTTCTTAGTCCAACCTGAGTCGGGAATTCCATCGTCACCTGCGTCGACTGTGATACCTGCATCTCCTTCGACCTTCCACCACTTAGGGGATAGTCGATTGCGGTACGCATCGAGCCACTCTTGCGAGACTTCCATAGGGACGTTTCGCTCAGCGTAGGTTCGGCGCATACCGGGAACTGTACGTGTATGGTACGGTCCCAGTGAAGTTATTGTAGGCAAGAAGAAACACCTCAAGCCACAATCATCCAGCAAGTTACTGTGGTGTGACTTGTTCCAGTCACGGTAAACTGTGCTGCGTTCACGGTGTTGCCGTCTGAGTTTGTTGCAGTTGTTGTACCGATTGCATTCTTCATACTAACTGCGGCACTTTCTGTAACGTTGTCTCCAACGATTACTGCCAAAATTTTCGACGCATTGCCGCCAACGACCAATTTTTCATCGTTGGCTAGTGCTGTGGTAAATCGTCCACAAACTAACTTGATGCCTGCTGTTGCGTTTCCATCACTGTTGCTTGCTTGAAATCCAGTCAAAGAGCCGGGGTATGTACCTCCGAAACCTTTCAACCATTCAGTATCGCCCGTAGGTGAACCTGCATACAAGTCGAGTGCAAAGTCTTCTGTGTAAACTGCACTTGAACTCGATGTGTAAACTATTCCGCTTGTTCCTGTTGTTGCTGTCATATTTTTCATCTCCTGTGTGTGTTATCTCCATCAAACCTCAAGACAAGTCTCGGATTGAACCGTGGCCTCCAAAGAAAGTTGTCCAAATTTCACCCATGGTTCGGTAAAGTCCTTCTTGACCGAGGCGGTTGATGGCGAATGGGTCTCCAGTTTCGATACCTGACTCAAAGTATTGAGTTGGTTTTGCGACACTAAAGTGTAGGTAGTCAGTGTCCAAGAAGTACATACGGCTGATGCCGTCCTTTGTAACGTCCTTGGATGGAATGATTGGGACACCGTTGTATGTAGCGACGATGAAACCTGCTTCAACACCGGGTACACCCTTGACACCGTTGAAGGTAGGGGTGACACGCTTCTCTTCCATGAATCGCTGTTGCGCTTGGAGGAGTTGTTGGATTCGCATCAAAGTGTCATATCCAGTGAGGATGACCTTTGGATTTCCACCACGTACCCAAATCTTTTGGAAGATGTCGTCGAGGTGGTCAAGGCTGAGTACACGCTCAGTCAAGCCTGCATCGGTTGCGACGTTGACCTCAGCGTTGGACCAAGTGTTTGCATCTCGGTCAATGCTGTAAATGTCGAGGTCAGAAGCAGCGCTAACGTGTGCGGTGTTTGTAGTCTGAGAGCCTGCTGCGACTGGACCAGTACCAGTACTGTCCATTGTGCTTGAAGCGGTGACACGGTCGAGGGACTCGTAGTCGTTGCCAGCAGGTGTGTCGACGTCTTGGAGGAGCATCTTGTTGATTTCCTCAGCGTGGTGCTTACCCATTTCTTCCTTGAGAACACTGCGAATGTCACCAAGACCGTCGTCCTTGTCGTTAAGGAAGATTGCAACTTCGCTCATGTCGAAGGTGTGTGCAATGGTCTTAGGCTTTGCAGCGATGTGCTGGAAGACAGGTTTGGTGGTTTCCGGTAGTGTACCGTTCTCCGCAATACCTCCGCCCTTAGCGGAATCAGGTCGTGCGGTTACGACACGCCATCCACTTCGGTCCCAAGGCTTCTTAGGAAGGATGGAGAATGCGTTGAATTCTTGGTTCAACTGGCTCCAAACCTTTCGTCCGTAAATTGCTTGGTATGTACCAGCAGTTGTGGACAATAGTGGTGCGTCTGCTTTCAAAAGTTCACTGCCTGAATAGTGGAAGCCCATGTTTGAGCCTGCACCATAGTAGTAGCGTTCCATGTCGGTTACTGTTCTTAGATAGTTTCTTGCCATTCTTAATCACTCCATTTAGTTGTGGAATACACTTCCTGCGAGGCGGTGTACGTCATCCCAAGACATGTTAGCCATGTCCATAGTGGATGGAATTTCAACGTTAGAAACAGGTGCGGACTTTTGGATAGTTGTTCCAGTTGCACCTGATGCAAGGTTATCGATTCGGTCGCTTAGAGAAGCAACTGCCTTTTCGATTGATGCGAGTGGAGCACGAGCGTCGAATGCTTGTGCTTGTCGGCTTTCAGCCTCACTGCGCTGTTCCTTGGCGAGTCGGTCGGCGAATACATCGCTGAGAGTTCCCTTGAGTTGCTTCTCAATGGAAGCAGCCTTGTAAGCAGCGTATGCTTGCTCAAGGTCAGCAGGGGAGAGGTCCTCAGGAGACAAGTAGCCCTTTGCAACATCAGCCTTAGAGCCGCTGTTGAGTTTGCCAATTGCGCCAGTGGATGGGTTGCCACCTTCTTGTGCTCGGCCTTTAACTTGGCCTGCAAAGTAGTCAGCACCGTCAACAGAAGATGGGTTGTCGAAGCCACCAAGTTGTGCCTTCTCAAGTGCATCAAAGTGTGCACGAGCGCCGTTAATATCGACGCCACCCGACTTTAGGGTGTTTTCCATCCAGTGTAGGTAGTCTTGGGTGATAACGTCAGAGTACTCGGATTTCTCCATCTCGCCTTTGTGTTCGGCGCCGTACATCTTTTCGTCTTTGTCTTCATCAGCCATTTCTTTGCCTTTGTCTTCATCCTTGTCGTCCTT